ATGCACGAAAGAAGATTTTGAAAGGAGTCGATTCCTATTATGAGTGGAAAAAGCTACACTGAGCGCGCACGCGCGCTGAGGCCCTATATCGAGCAGGCCAGCGAAAGCCTGCCGGACAGCGACGCAGCAAAGGCCGTTGAGCTGTTCCCGCGCTGGGCAGATCACATCGGCGAGACCGTCAAGCCCGGCGACCGCCGCAGCGATACGGACGAAAGCGGCGTGCTGCACGTCTACCGCGTCAACAAAGGTCAGGGCCACACCACGCAAGAGAACTGGCCGCCGCACTCCACCCCTGCCATGTGGACGATCATCAACGTCGACCACGCGGGCACGCAGGATGACCCGATTCCGGCCGCTCGTGGTATGGAGTACACCTACGGGCTTTATTACAAAGACCCCGAAGACACTAAGCTATACCTGTGCGAGCGCACGGGAGAGGCCGCTGGCGGGAAGATCGTCTTGCAGTATCTGCCGCATGAGCTGGTTGGGAATTATTTTGAGGCGGTGAACGCATGACGGCGGCGTTGATTTCCGCCGCAGCGGCGGTGGTGGTGGCGCTCATCGAGGCCATCGCCGCCCGCGACCGTCGGCGCGACAAGAAGGAGCGCGAAAAGGCTGCCGAGCAGCAGAAGATGCAGGAGCAGCTGATGCTCAAGCTCATCGAGGGCAGCTGGGCTGCCATTGCACTGGGTGAGGCGACGGCGAAGGCGATGCAACGTATTCCGGACGCGCACTGTAACGGGGACATGCACGCCGCACTGGACTACGCCGCCGAAGTGAAGCACAAGCAAAAAGAATTTTTGGCCGAGCGCGGGATCCACTCGATCCTCGACAGCGGGGCGGCAGCATGAAAGCATTGAAAGCCCGCTGGGACAAGATGAAAAAGCGGGACAAGTACATATCCATCGCCATTTTCAGCCTGACGTGGTACACCGTCGCCTCGCTCACCATGACGGCGCTCGGCGTGCCGCCGCCCGACGTGCTGACGGAACGATGGTTCAAGGCGTGGACAACGGAGCTCGTCGTGGTGGCGGGCATCAAGATTTTCAGAAAGGACGAAACGACACTATGAATAACGAATTATTGAACAAGAGATTCGCAAACCTTTTGAGCGTGAAGTCGCTCGTGACGATCGCGCTGACGGCGACCTTCTGCGCGCTGACAGTACAGTCGAAGGTGACGCAGGAATTCAACACCGTATATCTCATGGTCATCGCGTTTTACTTCGGCACGCAGAATGCGGCGGGCAGCGCGAAGGGAGAGTGAGCGGCATGAACATCCGCAAATACCCGGCCAACGCCGGCAACGTCGGCGGCTCTCGCTCGGCGGCGGGCATCCGCTATATCGTGATCCACTACACCGGCAACGACGGCGACACGGCGATGAATAACGCGAAGTACTACGCATCGAACGTGGTGAAGACGAGCGCGCACTACTTCGTCGACGCGAATGAGGTCATCCAGAGCGTGGATGACCTGCGCATCGCATGGGCGGTGGGCGGAAAGAAGTACCCGAGCTGCGCGCAGACGGGCGGCGGGACGCTGCACGGCCGCTGCCTGAACGCAAACAGCATCAGCATCGAGCTGTGCGACGCGAAGAAGGACGGCACATATGCGCCGGACGCGCGCACCGTGGAGCGGGCGCTTGCGCTGACGCGCGAGCTGATGAAGAAGTACAACATTCCGGCGAGCAACGTGATCCGCCACTTCGACGTGACGGGCAAGCTGTGCCCCGTCTACTGGTCCGGTAAGGAGAACGCGGGCAAGTGGGAAAAGGAGTTCAAGAGCAGGCTCGCGGAGCCGGACTACCGCGAAATGCTCAAGAAGCGCGCGGGGCTCGAGGACAAGACGATGGACTATCTCGCGGCGTACAAGTACGGCGCGGACCTGATCCGCAAGCTCGCGACGATGAAGTAAAGCACAGGGCGGGAGGGCGCGAACGCTCTCCCGCCCGGGAAGAAAGGAGGGGAAGGAGGGAATGCCTTCCAACTGGCTATACATCGACACGAATTTCCCGTCGTTCACGCAGAAAGAAAGCGACGGCGAGAAGATCGAGACGATGCAGGACTACCTCTTCATGCTCGTTGAGCAGCTGCGCTACACGCTGCGCAACCTCGACCTGAAGAACATGAACAAGGCGGCGGCGGATGGCTTTGTCAAGACGATCACGCAGCCGATCTACGCGGAGATCAAAAACGCGGAGGGCAGCATCACGCAGCTGGGCGTGACGGCGGACGGGCTTGCCGCACGCATCAGCAGCGCCGAAGGCAGCATCACGCAGCTGGGCGTGACAGCGGACGGGCTTGCGGCGCGCATCAGCGACGCCGAGGGGAACATCACGCAGCTCGGCGCGACGGCGGAGGGCTTGCAGGCGAGCATTTCGAGCCTGGACGGCAGCGTGACGAACCTGACAGCGGACGTGAACGGTCTGCGCACGCAGGTGAGAGGGAAGATCGGCGGAAGCGAGGCGCAGACGCTCATTTCGCAGAACCTGGAAAAGATCACGCTCGGGGCGACGAGCGGGGCAAACGGTACGATCTTCACCATCAGCAAGGACGGCGCTCAGATCGCGAGCACGGGAACCGTTGACCTGCACGTGAAGGCCGTCAACGTAGACGGGACGCTGACGGCGCGCGCGCTGCAAGGCGGAACCGTCGCCATGCTGGACGATAGAGGGAACACCATCGGCGGGATGACGCTCGCTGACACCTCGACGAGCACGGGCATTGGCATCACGACAGTCTTCGGCGGCGTGAAGATCCAGCCGGCGGGCAACATCTTTTTGCAGGCAATGGGCTACAACGGCCCGAAGGTCACGATCGGAAAGGATGACGGGTCAAGTCAGCCTGTCATCGGCCTCAACGCCGGTTTTCTGGTCCTGAGCGGCGCCTATATGTTCGGCGACACGCGGCCAAACAACGCGCCATACGGCACGCTGTTCTTCACGCCGGAATGAGGTGAGATAAGTGGCATATTGGCTCGGAATTTATGCGCCGCAGGGCGTGGGCATCGAATCGCTGAGCATTTACGACGAAAACGGCAGGCTGCTCGGCACGTGCGTGCCGAAGGGCCTGTCGGAGACATGTTTCAGCAGGTCCGGCATTACAACTGGCGTCAGAATCGTCCCGACACTCAAAAACGGCGTATCGGTCGCACGGTGGGTCGTCAACGCGGACGGCACACGATATGAGCAATATGAAACGACGTGCAGCATCGGATATGTCGCGAGCGTCAAGAACCTGCAGATTCGCCTTGAGGTCTCCGGCACTCCGGTTGAGCCGTACAACACCTACTATGCGCATCTGACCTTCGACGCGAACGGCGGCACCGGCGCACCGGCGACACAATACGGGAACGAATACAACAACACGGGGTATGTGACCTTCACGCTGCCGAGCGCCATCCCGACGAAAAGCGGGTACACCTTCGCGGGATGGCTCATTGGCAGCATCACCGTGCAGGCGGGCGGAACGGTGGCGGTATACGGCACGACGGCGTATCCGGGGCAGGGACATACCTGCACCGCGCAGTGGGTAAAAAAAGCAGGCGACGGGACGCACATCATGGTCGGCGCGTTTCAGAGGTACCAGGCGTGGATCAATGTCGGCTCCTATTACAGCCCGATTTGGGTGCGGTATAGAAAAAACATCAATTACGGGTCATACGAAAACCCGTGGTGGAGGTAAAAAACATGTACGAAAAGATCAAGCTGGAAGTGGGCAACGCGATTCGAATGATCGGCCTTTTGAGCGTGAGCGGCGACGCGGTGGACGCGGTGGCGGCGGCGCGGCAGGCGCTGCGCAACATCGTGACGATTTGCGACGCGATGGAGCAGCCGAAGGACGACGCGCCGGACGAAGCGAAAGGAGCGGGCAAAGATGAGACTGCCTGAGACACCGTATGCCGACGGCATCGGCAAGCGCGGGCAGCTGCAATTCTACGGGCTCGACCACAATCTCGGCGCGGCGGACGGCGGGCTGTGGGACATGCGCAACCTGACGAGCGACTACTATCCGCTGCTGGCAACGCGGCCAAAGAGAAGGACGGTGCGCAAGCTCACGAGCGGCGGCGGAATCTTCGCCTGGGACGCGCTGGCGTGGGTGGACGGGACGGGCTTCTACTACGGCGGCGAGAAGAAGGGAGACGTGACGGCGGGCGAGAAACGCTTTGCCGCCATCGGCGCCTACATCATCATCCTGCCGGACAAGAAGTACTACAACACCGTTTCGGGCGAGTTCGACAGCTTAGAGAGCACGTGGAGCGGCGGGAGCCTGACGTTTACGAACGGGAAGCTCTTTGAAGAGGCGGCGGAGGCGAACACGATCCGCTGCGCGAATGTCAGATGGGCGGACTACTTCAAGCCCGGCGACGCGGTGACGATCTCGGGCTGCACGAAACACCCGGAGAACAACAAAACGCCCGTCATTCGAGAGATCGACGGGGACAAACTCTATTTCTACGAAAACGTCTTCAAACTGGACGGAGAAAAGGGGACGACGGAGTACAGCGAGAGCGGAAACTTGACGGTTCGGCGCACGGTGCCGGATCTAAACTATCTATGCGAGAACGAAAACCGGCTGTGGGGCTGCGACGGCCGGACGATCTACGCATCAAAGCTCGGCGACCCCTTCAACTGGAACGTATTCGAGGGGCTGGACACCGACAGCTACGCCGTGGACACGGGCAGCGCGGGGGACTTCACGGGCTGCGTGAGCTTCCTCGGCTATCCGGTGTTCTTCAAGGAGGATCACATCTACAAGGTGTACGGCAGCCTGCCGTCGAACTTTGAGGTGATGGGCAGCGCGACGCTCGGCGTGCAGAAGGGCAGCGGCGGAAGCCTCGCCATCGCGGGCGAGCGGCTGCTGTATCTCTCGTCCTCGGGCGTGATGATCTACTCCGGCGGCATTCCGCAGAGCCTGCACGACGCCTTCGGGCAGACGCGGCTCAAGAACGGGCGCGCGGGCAGCGACGGCCTCAAATACTACCTGAGCGCGCAGGACGAGAGCGGGACATGGAAGCTCTACGTCTACGACACGCGAAAGGGCATGTGGCACATCGAGGACGAAACGCACGCGACGCACTTCTGCCGGCACGAGGGAAACACCTATTTCCTGACGGCGGGCGGCGAGATCGAGATGACGGGCAACATTCTGGACGCGCCGGAGGGAAGCACGGATGAGGACGACTTCACCTGGTACGCCGAGACCGGCGACTTCACGGAGAAGGGGACGAGCCGCGCGACAAGCTACGACGGCGTGAAAAAGGGCATTGCCAAGATCGAGATCCGCATCGAGGTCGCGGCGGGCGCGGAAGCAAAGGTGCTGCTGCAATTCGATTCGGACGGAAAGTGGGTGCAGGCCGGGCAGACGCTGCGCGCAGAGAAGAAGCGCAGCTACTACCTGCCCATCATTCCGCGGCGCGTGGATCACTACCGCATCCGCATCGAGGGCAGGGGCGAGTGCCGCGTCTACTCGATGACGCGCGAATACTACGCGGGCAGCGAGCTCAAATCGACAAGAGGCCCGCAGTAAAAAAGGAGGAAGGAGAAAGCGATGGCTTACACCTACGACGACTTTGAAAAGGCGAGGGCGGGGAGCAACGTAAACTTCTCGCAGTACGACCTTGACCTTGCAAAGCAGCACCCGGAGTTCGGCATGAGCGTGCTGGACCTGAAAAAGCAGTATGCCGGCGCGACGACAGCCGAGCAGCGCGCACTCATCAACGCGAAAGCAAACGAGCTGCGCAAGAACTTCGGCTACTATTCCGGCGGCGCGGACGGAAGCAACTACATCAGCACCGGCAAGTACGCGCCGAAGATCGACGAAACGCTCGACAAGATTGGCTCGTTCAAGCCGTTTACATACGGCAGCGCGCCGAGCTACAAAAACCGCTTCCAGCAGAAGCAGCAGGAGCTTTTGGACGCGGCGCTCAAGCGCGATCCGTTCTCGTGGAACAAGGAGACGGATCCGCAGTACAGCAGCTACAAAAAGACGTATCTGCGCGAGGGCGAGCGGGCGACGGCGGACGCACTGGCGAAAGCAAGCGCCGCGAGCGGCGGGCGGCCGAGCTCGTTCGCCGTGAACGCGGCGACGCAGGCGGGCGACTACTACGCGACGAAGCTCTCCGACGTGATCCCGACGCTCTATCAGCAGGCATACGAGCGGTATCTCAAGGACTACCAGATGAAGCTGAGCGACCTGAACGCGGTGAACCAGCAGGAGCAGCTGGACTACGCGAAGTATCTCGACCGGCTGAACCAGTTCAACGCCGACAGGACCTTCGACTACAACAACTATCTCGGCGAGTACGGCCGCCTGCAGGACTACCTCGGCGGTTTGCAGGGGCAGGATCAGACGACATACAACCGCTATCTCGACGTGCTCGACCGCGAGCGGGAGAAGCAGCAGGCCGCACAGGAGCTGAGCCGCGCCCAGATCGACGCGATGCTGCAAGCGGGCGTTTCGCCGAGCGCGGGGCTCATCAGCAAGAGCGGCTACGAAAACGAGTACATTCAGGCGCTCGAAAACTACTACAAGCAGCAGGCCGCGCCGAAGGCGACGAGCGGCGGCGGGAGAGGATCCGGCGGCGGAAGCGGCGGCGGCTCGGGCGGGGGAGCCGGAGGCCAGGACTACGAAGGTCTCTTCAAAGCTGCACGAGCGAGCGGGAACCCGAAAAGCTGGCTCTCGCAGAAGGCAAACTACAAGAAGTACGGCTTTACATCGTCGAGCGGACTGTATTCCGACTACGAGAAGTGGGCGGCACGGTTCGGCACGATGCCTCAGGGCCAATTCACTGCATTGATGAACGGCTTTAATACGTCGCTCACGAATGGCGAGGGTGAGCGCATCCTCGCAACGCTCGACAAGAGTTGGCCGCTGATGACGGACCAGCAGAAGGAGAGCATGCAGAAATTGCTCAATATGTACGGCTATTCCTATGAGGAGGGCTAAATGGGACGTTTGGTAAAAATCGATCCGGCAACGGAGGAGAAAAACGGTCAGGCGGCGGTCACAGCGACCGGCGCTCGAGGCCGTCTTGTCAAAACAGGGGACGTGCAGCGCACGTCCCCTGCGGGCAATACGATAAGAGCCCAGCCACAGACGAGCACAAAGACGCCATACCAGAAGGCACTGGACGAGGCTGCCGCGAAAACAGAAAAAGGGCAGGAAGAGAGCGAGAGCTTCGGCGCTCGAGCGCTCAAGGGTGCGGGCAGCGGCATCATCGCAGAGGGTGCAAACCTTGCGAACCTCGGCGGTGTGGTGACGGACCGGCGCGGCGGAACGGGAATGAGCGATATTTACCGCGAGCAAGTGGAATTACTTGACAGCCAGATCGCAGCCCTGGAAAAGACGCTGAAAGACCCGAAGATGAGCGCGCAGAACATCAGCGACACGAAGGAGGCGCTGGCGCTGGCGCGCAGCGAACGCGAGAAGTACAGCCGCGCCGCAGAAAGCGGAGAGAAGACAGCAAAGAGCCTGTACGAGACCGCTGACAAGGGATATTCCCTTGCACAGAAGCTGGCAAATGAAAGCGCGGCCGGCACGAAGGGGATCAAGAAGGGCGTGCTGAAAGTCATCCCGGCGGCAACACAGATCGGCTTGCAGACGGCTGAGCGCATGGTCGCGCCGGGCTTCGACATGATCGGCCGCGCGGCATCCGTTGCAGGCGGAAGCGCGGCAGACTACCGGCGCAAGGCGGGAGCGCAGTACGACGCGGAAAAGGCAGCGCTGCGCGCAACGGTATCGGCGCTCGGCGTGGCGGCGGGCAGCGCTCTCTCCAAGGGCGTGAACGCGGCAGGCCTCAAGCTGCTGCGCGCGGCGGGAAAGCAGAACCACATCCTGCCGAACGTGCTGCTCGGCGGTGCGAACGCCGTAGGCTATGCAGCGGGCGAGACTGGCGCGAGCGAGCTCTCCAAGGCGATGACCGAAGAGGACTACACGCCGGACTGGGGCGCCATCGGACAGACGGCCATGACGGCCTTTGCCTTCGGCGCGATCACGAGCGCCATCAACGCCGCGGCCATGACAGGACGCAACAAGCGCTACATGCACGAGCTGAACGACGCGGTGAAGGAGCGCTACGACTACGCAAAGCGCATTATCGAAGATCCGCGCGCGACGGCTGGCCAGAAGGCGGCGGGCGCGGAGTCCGTCATGAACGCTGCGGACAAGATGCGCGGCGCGCTCGACGAGCTTCAGGTAGTAGGCGCGCAGAAGGAAGTGGACGCGATGCGGGAATTCCTGCTGAGCATCTACGGCGAGATGATGCCATACACAAACACGAACGCGGGCGGAATTGGAACAGGTACGGCTGGGATCGTGCCGGTGACGACGGGCGGCGGGATCACGACCGTGCGACCGGGCGAGGGCACGAACCCAATGCAGGAGGCAGCGCCGACCGCCCCGATCAATCCGCGCGCGCCGGGCGCAGCAGCGGCGGCGCAGCAGAATACCATGCCCGCACAGCCTGCGGCGGCGCAGGAGAGCGCGCAGGGCATGGGCAAGGGTAATTTGACACCCGTGCCGCAGAACGCCGCACAGGGCGTGCAGGAGGCGAAAGCGGACGCGCTGGACGCGGGCGGGCGCGTGCCGCTCGACCGATACGCGACGCCGGAGAACGCACAGCAGGTCTCGCAGGAGATCAACGACGGGACGCTGGCGGTGGATTCGCACAACAAGATCTACCGCGTGAATGCGGGCGAACACATCGACCGGAGAGACAGCGCAAGCGTCGGCGAGCGGAGCGTGAACGCCTTCCAGTTCGACCACCCGGAGCTGCACCGGTATTTTGCGGAAGCGGCGGCGGATCTTTCGGAGGAAATGAGCTTCGCCCAGCGCGGCGGCGAGCTTGTCCGCAGGACGAGCCATGAGGCGGGCGACGACGAGTACATCCGTACCAAGCGCGGCGTGAGCGAGCGCATTGCGCGGCTGCTCGACGACGAGGGCGTGCGCTATGACGACATTGACCGCTCGATCGAGGCCATCATTCACAACCACGGGCAGGAGAACTTTGCCGCGGCAAAGCGCGTGGAGCTGCTGCTTGATGAGATGCTGACGAACGGCTACACTGACATTCACGGGCGATACGTCGCGCCGAATGAACGATACATTGAGGCAAAAAGAGCCATTCCCGGCGCGGACACGAGCGCGCGGACGCGCGAAGAGCTGCCGCTGTGGGACATGACGGAAGGAAAGGACGGAGGGGTCTATGGACAGACGGGAGAACAAAGCGCCGGAGGGCTTGAGCCTGCCGAAACCGGCGGGCAGCGTGCCGATGCCGTGGCAGCGGAAAGTGATCTATACCGTGGAGACGGACGACGGGGAGCTGCTGAGCCTGGGGCCGGAGGAACTGGCCAACTACGCAAAGGCGCAAAAGGAGAAGAATACCGAAAGGTAGTAGCGCAGCGGCGGAAGGCCGCAGTGCTCGAACCGGTCACGAGCGCGCAGGAGCTGGGCGTGCCGGGCGGTACGGAAAGCCAGACGCTGCACGTGCTGCCGGAGGAAGCATGGGATGACGAGCTGCGAGAATTCGCATCCTGGGCGCGCGAGCGCGGCGTGCAGCGCGTGACGATGGTGACAGGCCTTTTGCAGGTGAACACCGAACACGGAGCCGTGGGCGTTCGCGGCACCATCAACCGCAGCAGCGGCGAAATGGTGCTGCGCGTGGATCCAGACGGAAAGGCTTCCGCATCGGAGATCGGCAAGCACGAGATTGGGCACCTCATCACGGAGGAAGCGGACGTGCGCGCGTTCATGGAAGAAGTGAAGCGCGGCGGGAACTGGCGCGGGATCTACGAGGTCTATGAACGCTGCTATGAGCCGCTGACGGGCGGATATGTCGGCATGACGGCGGCAGAGCGCGAGCTGTACGTCTGGGAAGAGATCATGGAGGACGCCTACGCGGGGCTTGACAGCTACGGCCAGAGGGCGAGCCTCTACCACGATCAGGCAGCCCGATTGCTCGACCGCGCGCCGGAAGCGGCGGAACATCCGGCGAGCGAGCCGGAAGGCCTGACGCTGCGCGCGGTGGACGAGGTAAAGAGCAGAGGACCGCCTGAGAGATTTTCCTACGCAGGGCGCGACGCCGGGAACGCAGACCTTGAGGCGCTGCACGAGGCAGAGCGCTACGAGATGCAGGGCGTGGACGCCGAGACGATCCGGCAGAAAACGGGCTGGTTCCGCGGCGCGGACGGCAAGTGGAGATGGGAGATCGACGACAGCGGTATGAAGCTGCGCACAGACGCAGCGGACATCTCCAACTACACCACGCTGGGCGAGCTGGTGGACGCGCCGGAACTGTTCGCCACCTATCCGGACATGAAAGACATGGACGTAACGTTCCACAATTTGGAGCGTGGACAGTTCGGCGGATACAATAGAACCTTTGACAGCATCGAGCTCAGCCGCGAGCTGAAGCAGAAGCCGGAGGCGCTGCTGAATTCCCTCATTCACGAGGTACAGCACGCCATTCAGCAAAGAGAGGGCTTCACACCCGGGGCAAATCTGAAATACTGGAACAGAAAGCTCGAAGAGGGATATGACGGCAGGGACGCCGAAACCAGACGCGAAGGCGCGCGGCTGCGCGAGCAGTATGAGCAGATGGGGGCAAACGATCCCGAGTTTATGCGCAGCATGGAAGAACTGGACGCCATGGCGCCGACGGTGCCGCGCGGGAAGATCGACATGGATACATGGGAGCAGGTCGAGCCGGATCCGCCGGAATGGGTGCGCTTCGACGAAAGGCGCGACCAGCTGGAAGAAAAATACGGCGACCGCGTGTGGGATTATTTCAGCCTGCGCGACAGCATTGACAGAAACGCGAGGGACAGCAGACTGCCGGGAGATCTCTACCGCGACACGGCGGGCGAGATCGAGGCGCGGGACACGGAAGCGCGCAGAAGACTGAGCGCCGAAGAACGCAGGAACCGCAGGCCGAACACCGGTGACGAGAACACGGTGTTTGCGGACGGGAGCGGTTGGAGCAGCCATTCAGAACAGGACAGCGAAACATCTTCCATTAAAGAGCAGATCGAAAACAGCAGAGAGAAGTTAAACGCCATGGGATTGGTGGCGCGCGCCTCTGTCCCAACAGACCTAAAGAGCAAGGACGCTGCCGCCCAGTGGGCAGCGGAGCGACTGAAAAGCAGCGGATATAAAGTAGACCGCCAGGGTTATGGAGACATTTATTTCAGCAAGAAAGATATGGATAAAGGCCTCCGATACGCAGATACCGCAGAAGCAAAAGCAGCACTTGCAGTCTTGCCACAAGTGCTGAAAAGAGGTATTGAGATAGGCGGGCATGCAAACCACAAAGGGAGGACAAAACAAACCATCACGTTTGCTGCACCGGTCGAATTGAACGGAACACGCGGGAACATGGCTGTCGTCGTCAACAAAAACGGCAACCACTACTATGCGCATCGCATTGTGCTGCCGGACGGTACTGCATTCAGATTTTCCGAAGAAGGAAAAAGCAATGCAGCACAAGAACTGTCCCGGGGAGTGACCGTTTCCGGCTCTCTTGCCGACACCACAAGTGCTGCATCTGAGAATAGTATACCCAAAGATGGCAAACGTGTCAAGTACAGCGCGTTCAACGAGGAAGTGGCACGGCAGCTGGCGGGCGAGGAACGGGGTAAGGTGAAGTTCTCGGCGGAGGACGAGGGCGATGAGTGGAGCAGGGAGCTTGAACGCATGCCGGAGAGCGTGCAGGAGGCTGTGCAGCGCGTGAAGGGATCGCGCGGCGGCAGCATGAGAGAGTTCCCGAACCTGGACGCCTATCTTTCCGACAAGGGCGCGCGGCTGGCGGAGGAAAAGGCCGCGCGGCTGCGCAACAAGGGCAAGGACGAATTCAGCGGCACGAAGGCGCTCGAAAAGCTGGGCGTGAAGATCGAGAACAGCGCGGGCGATTACAGCGTCGTCGACCAGCTCATCGCCAACGACCGCGCGGCGAAGACGATCCAGCGCGAGACGCGCAAGGCGATCAAGCGCCTTGGCGCGACGCCGAAGGAGCAGAACTTCGCCCTAAACATCGCGTCCGGCCTGTATGACGAGGAAGACATTCCCGCGACGATAAACCACGGCAAGGTGATGCAGCTCGCGGACTACTACAGCGCAAAGAAGTCCATGTCGACAGACCTCATCAAAGAGCGCAGGAGAGAGATCAAAGACAGGCTGCAAGAAAAGATGGAAGATCTCTTCGACGAGCATTTCGTCGGCGAATTCACCGCGCCGAAGCGCGGGAAGGGCATCGCGCCGGAGAGCGGCCTCGCCCTGTACCACCGCACGCCGCAGCGCAGCATGCGCGCGATCTTCGGCTGGGACAGAGGGCAGCAGATCAACGAGGCAATCTTCGAACCGGTCTACGTCAACGAGCAGGAGAGAAAGCGCTTCGTCAACCGTATGCACGACGAGGTGAGGACCTTCGCTGGCGCGGACGGTGAGGACGCGGCGCTGACGCAGCGCGAGCGTGCGCTTGCACAGCTTCTAATCGAGGGCAAGGCCGTGGAGGAAATGGTCGGCAAGAGCGAGATCAAGCAGCAGATCATTCACGCGGCAGAGAACCTACTCGACGGCGCGGAGATGACGGACGCAGCGAGAGAATTCGGCCTGCACGGCAAGGATGAGCGCGAGCTGGCACAGCGCTACGCAGACTGGCTCGAAACAAAGAGAGAGCTGGACAGCGGAAGCGTGGACAAGGCGAGAGTGGAGAACGCAGCGAAAAAGTACAGCGGGCTCTATGACGAGTTCTATGCCGCAATCAACGACTTCCTTGTGGCGCACGGCTATGAGCCGATCGGCTTCATCAAGGGGTACGCCCCGCACTTCCAGCCGGAGGCGGAGAGCAGCAAGCTCGAAAGCGCGCTCAAGGCGATCGGCGTTGACCTGGGCGCGGAGGTCGGCAAGCTGCCCGCGAGCATCGCGGGCCTGACGAAGGAGTTCAAACCGAACAAGCGATACAATCCGTTCTTCCAGCACCGAAATGGAACGGGCACGGATTACGACATTCAGAAGGGATTCGAGAAGTACATCGACTATCTCGGTGACATTCTGTACCACACGGACGACGTGATGCGCGTGCGCGCGGCAGCAAAGTATTTCCGCAGGAAGTACGCGCCGGACGACATCAGCGCACTGATCGAGCAGGCGGAAGATCTGAAATTCGCAACGCCGGAGGAAAAAGAGCTGTTCCTGAAAACGAACGGCATTGTCGACGATGACGTAAAACTCAGCTATCAGGCGATGAACCGGGCGATGGAACAGTACACCGAAGGGCTCTTCAACGACGTGACGCAGACGACGAAATACGGCGATCTTGTCACATGGCTGGACGACTACGGGAACAAGCTCGCCGGAAAGCAGCTCTTCAACGACCGCAGCATGGAGCGCGAGGTCGGGCGCACGTCACTGAACGTGGGGCGCAAGCTCGTGAACACGTTCGCCCGCGCGAACGTCGCGGGCAACCTCTCGTCCTCGCTGAACCAGACGGCGCAGCTGCCGCTCATCGTGAGCGAGCTGGGGCCAAAGTACGTCACCGAGGCGATCGGGGACATTGCGCGCGGAAAGGCGAAGGGCAACTTCGCCGACAGGAGCGACTTCCTGACGGAGAAGCGCGGAATTCGCTACCTGACGAGCACGAAGGGTGACAAGTTCACGACGGCGCTCTTCTTGCCGCTCGAGCGCATGGACTACCTGATGAGCACCATCGCCGTGCGCGGCAGATACCGCAAGGAGCTGGCCGAGGGCAAGAGCGAGAAGGAAGCCCTGCGCGCGGCGGACCGCTGGGGCCGCGACGTAATGGGTTCGCGCTCGAAGGGCACGGCGCCGCTGACGTTCCAGTCGAAAAACCTCATTTCGCAGATGGTCAACCTGTTCCAGGTCGAGGCGCTGAACAGCTGGGAGCACGTTTCGCAGGACATTTTCGGGCCGGGGCTGCGCGAGATGGAAGCGAAGCTCGGGAAGAAGGAAGCCTCGCGGCGGCTGGCGGGGGTCATCGTCGGTACGCTGCTCGGCGCGTTCCTGCTCAACCGACTGGATGAAGAGCTGTACGGCGGCACACCGGCGCAGTTCGATGTGCTGGGGCTGCTGGCGGGTTTCCTCGCATCCGGCAACGGACTGACGACAAACGAGCAGCTGGGCGTGTGGTTCGACGACGTATGGCAGAAGATGACCGGCGAGCGGCTCTTCGGCACGGACGAGGACGCAGGGAACGACAAGTTCAACGTCGCGGCGGCGGCAGAGGACACTATGTACAACATCAGCAATGATGTGCCGTATGTGCGCAACGTCTCCGGCCTGCTCGGCGTGGGAGATCAGACGCTGCCGATGCCGGATCTGTACGGCGCGGCGAAGGGGATCGGCAGCGCATTTGAGGACGCGGCCGAGGGAGACATGCGCAGCTTCAGCGAGGAGATCGCACGGCAGCTCATGGGCCTTGCGGGAGACACGCTGCCGGGCGGCCGACAGGCAGAAAAGTTCGCACAGGGAGTGGAGACGATCTGGCGCGGCGGATCCTACAAGGGCAGCGGCGACAACAAGCGGCTGCAATACCCGGTAGAATCGCCGCTGGTAGATCCGTGGACGGCGCTGCGGGCAGCCATCTTCGGCAAGAACGCACTGCCGGAATCCCGCACATACTGGGCGGCGGGCGGCAAGGCGCTGAGCGCGGCACAGACGAGGCTCTACGAAGACCTCGTGGACAGCGGACTGAGCCGGAAGCAGGCATACGAGATCCTCAAGCGCTTCAACGACGCGACGGCGGATATGGAAGCTGACCGGGACAAGAACGGAAACCCCATCGGCGGGAGCAAGAAGGAGAAGATCGTCAAGGAGATCAATAAGCTGCCGCTGAGCCGGAAGCAGAAAAACATGCTCTATCTCAGCAGGGGATACAGCGAGAAGGATCTGAACGGCTTGCCGTGGAACTGAAAATGACGAAGAGCGGGGCCGCGAGGCCTCGCTCTTTGTTGATTCAATTACTCCCAGTGATGGAACTCCCGGACAAATTGCTTCGCCCTCGCCTTATTCTCCGCGACATATTCTGCGAAAATGGGAGAACGGCTCTCGCTGGCATGTGACTCCATGACGGAAAAGGCAAACGAAGGGAAGTTGATAGGAACATAAACGTCTTTTTTCCGACCGATTGGTTTATTCTTACGCCCCAATTCGCACAAAGTGCGATAAGATTCAATGGCGCTCCAATTAAAACGAACAGCTTCGTCATAATCAATTTCGCCAGAGAAGGACAGGCCGGCAATGAAACCGGATACAAGCCCTTCCTGCCGGGCGGCGCGACTCTCCCCGCTTGGCGCATCGGATGCGCGAGTCAGCGCAAAATAAAGGGCTACAGCGATAACGCAAAACAGTTCAAAAACGCCGAAAAGGTCTCGCCGTGCCGCATCGACCGCGCGAACAACGAAGCCAAGACAGCCGACAGAGAGAACGGCAAGTAACAGATAATAAAAGATTTTTTTCACAACAAGCACCTCGCTTTAGAGACACAATATCGGAAAAGCGGCGGTTTGTCAAATTGAAAAAAGCAAGGCGGGAGCCACGCCATCTGCTTGCACAATGAAAGAATATAAGGAGCAAAAGGCTGCATATGCAGAATCCATACTGTCTTTTTGAATATTAACTATTTACAAGTTGCAAAAAAGGGTGTAGAATCCGACTATTCAAAGGAGGAAACTGCCATGGTACTTGTAGATCGCGACATCACAAGGATGGTGGAGAGCAATAGCCTAATCGAGAACTTTGATAAAAGTTGCCTTACAAATATCGGGTACGACTTGCGGGCAGAGTATTTCGCGGTCAACTGGAAAGAGGAACGCTCCGTTACATTAAGACCAGGAGAATCAGTATTTGTTGCTTCAAAAGAAGCAGTCAGACTGCCGGATAATCTGTTAGGGCGAGTTTATTTGAAGAACAGCAGAATAAGACAGGGATTGTCGCTAGAATCGCCTGTATATCAGCCTAGACATTTCACGAAGGTATTCTTCCGGCTGAGAAATGTATCAAGCGGAGAAATTAAGCTGTCCGAGAACCAAAAATACGCCATGATCGTCTTTGAACAGTTGAGCGGAGAGCCTGACGAGCCGTATCACGGGGCATTCCAAAGTGAGATCGACTTCAAAGGGCTTGCTGACTATACAGAAATCTATAAGGGGCAAGTAGAAGAGATTGAGAAAAAGACCGAGGACCTAAAAAACATGGAGCATAACATTTACGCAAACGTCCTCGTAATCTTAACTGTATTTGTCGCATTGTTCTCTTTCTTGACTACGAACATCGGCCTGTTCTCAAGAGAGAGCAGCAGCGCTGAATTCGCACTTTATAATTTTATCATGCTAGGCGGAATCAGCTTCTTAGTCGCCACACTTTGCAGCACAATCGGGACAAACAAATTTGCCAAATGGGCTATTTGGATAGCTACCATCGTTTTCTTCGCCGCTGCATTCTTTTTGCTATGGAAAACAAAAATCATTACATAATTCACAAAGGCAGGGCACTCGCCCTGCCTTTGCCTTATTGAGCGCGAGATAGTTGCAAAGCGCTTGATAAGAATTATGGTTAAATGAAGTCCGGGCCTCCTTATACCAATTAACCATAAAAATGGCAGGTTAAAGGACGAGGCGGTAGTGGACGGTCAGGGTGTTGGCAGCTTTGTTCCATGCGATATTTTCGGCAACGCTGCGGACGGCGGCGTTCTTTTCGGCGACGGTGGCGTCGGGCGATTGCAGCGTCTTTACCACGGAACGGAGAGCCGAGCGCAGCAGCTTCGGATCGGCGGCGGCCCGGTCCTCTTTCTGCATGGCGGCGATCTGCGCGTCGAGATCGGCGATGCGCTGCTGCACGGCGGCCTTGCTCGCCTTGTACTCCTCGACGGTATCGGCGCCGGTAAGATAGGCGTCGCGCAGACGGTCGAGCATACGGGCGGCGGAATCGCGGGACGCTTCCAGCGCGGCCATGGCAGACACGCCATTGTCGCCGGAGCGAACCACCTCGAACTCGGGAGAGGAGCCGCGCGCTGCGTCCTGACGGAAACGGGAAAGCAGCGCGTCCTCCAGCACGTCACGCCGGATCGACTGCCGAACAAGGCAGGTACCGCGAATGTAATTATTACAAATCATATACTCGGGCGTATTCGCAACGAGGGAAGCGCCGCAGGCGGCACAATGGACAAGGCCGGAGACCCAATACTTCTGCGTCCCGGATCTGCGGGAGAACTTCGGGTAGAGCAGCTTCTGCTCGTCGATACGGTGCTGGACGGCGGTGAAGGTCTCTTCGTCGATCAGCGGGACGTGCTTGCCGTCGGAGAGGACGACATTTTCGTTTGCGTAGTCGCGGCGGGTGTGGCCGGCCGGATTCCAGCGCAGCTTGCCGATGTAGACGGGATTGCGCAGGATATATTCAACGGTACGGTTCTCAAACTTTCCGCCGCGGTGCGTGCGCTGACCGCAGCTGTTCAGCCAGCGGGCAAGCGGGAAAAATCCCTCGCCCGCGAGATAGCGGCGGAACAGCTCGCGCACATAGTCGTCCTCGGGCGGCTTCGGCACGTACACATGATCCTTGAGGCCGTAGCCATACGGCGGAGCGCACTGCACCTCGCCGCGACGGTGCTTCTCTTCCATACCGCGCTTGACCTCCTGGGCGAGGTTGATGCTGTAATATTCGTCCATCGCCTCGATGAGCGCCTCGGTGATGAGGCCCATGCCGCCCTCGGCCACCGGCTCGGAGATCGAAATAACGTCAATGCCGAGCTGCTTGCGCAGGATCGACTTATACATGACCGCGTCGTCGCGGTTGCGGGCGAAGCGGGAGAACTTCCAGAGCAGGATCGCGTCGAAGGGCTTGGGCTTCGACTTGGCGACGCCGATCATGCGGCGGAACTCATCACGCTTCTTCACGCCGCGGCCGGAAATGCCCTCATCCATGAAAACAAATTCGTCCGGCACGATATAGCCGTTGCGCGCGGCCCATTTGCGGATCTCGACGAGCTGCGAGGCGGGGGAGAGCTCCACCTGGTCATCGGTGGAGACGCGGATATAGGCCGCGGCGATGCGAAGATCAGGCAGCGGCGCGGGGACGGGAGAAGTAAAGCCTTTCGGCGGGGTCATAAAAGGTCACTCCTTTGCTGGGAAACATTACAGATAGAACGGCGGGGCTTTAATATTTTCTTTGAAAATCAACGTGAATCACGCGCCCGACTTTGCGGTAGGGGCGGGAGAACGATACTTTTCTTTGCAATTCTTCGGATTGTTTGCCAAACTTTCGATTTGATCAAGAATTATTCCCTGTGGGAGTTCGTCGAGCTTCATGAATGCAGAGTAGAGCTTATCGAAATTAGCCGCCTCTGCATTCGATGGGAAGCAATCCGCAAGCTCGCTTTCGTAACCAGAAAAGCTCGGAATACCCCAATCCATAAGAAGAAAGACTTTCTCAAGGACGCCTTTAGCATTAAAGAAATCATTGTATTGGTCAACAGTCCAATCCTCCTTCGCAAGCGTTGCAGGCGGAATTTTCTGCGGAGCATCTCCTGAAACAGCACTTATAATATTGCCAACATGGTAAATGTCGCAAAGCGCAATGAAAACTGGGACGTTAGGCATACTGACCCCGTTTTCATATCCGTATAAAGTTTTCGGCGAGAGTTCAATACCAAATTGTTTGAGGCGTTCAACGACTTCATCAACGGTCAGACCACAAAGAGAACGTTGGTTGCGAAGTAGTGCAGAGATTCTGGCTTTTTCCATAATAATCAACTCCTTTGAAAGATATGGTACAAGTGAATATTAAGAATGTCAACACTTTTTTCTTAAAAACAAAGAAAAGGTGTTGACATTCTTAATATCTAAGGATATATTACATATATGTCTTAGAAGTTAAGAAAGGAGAAACACCAATGACACCAGAACAAATGATTAAGAATGAAATCGAGCGCAGAGGTATGACTATGCGGGCCGTGTGTAGGCGCGCAGGCGTGAAGTACTCAAGCCTCCAGCCGAGCATGAAAGGGCGCAGAGAACTGAGAGCTGACGAGTATATCTCAATCTGCATCCTATTAGGAATCGACCCGCGTAGCTATCAGGCGCGGTAAGGGGAAAGGAGAGGTGATACGAATGGACAGCATTTTGCTCGCGCCTATTGCGCGAACGCAGCCAAATGCAAAGCCCCTCGCCATGACGCTGGTGGAAGCAGCGGCAAAGCAAGGGGCAAGCATGGAAGAATTGAGCACGGCGTGTGTGTTGGCTCAAAAAGCGTATCAGAAAGCGATGGATAGATCACGCATCGCCGTGACGGAGTTCGAGAGCGATGCCAAGGCCGCCCTCGAGCGCATCTAAAAAGATCTGCTTCCGCTCAGCGGCGGGAGCATTCGGGTTCCTGCGCATGAAGTCAGACAAATGAGCCTGCGCCCAGGCACAAGCGAGCGTCTGCTCAAAATGAGAATAGAGCTTGTCGGCTTCGTTGGGAACAAAATTCTGAACAGATGACATATTTTCACCTCCTTTCGCCGCCAGTATAGCACGGCGGCGGGAGCGGGGCAAGGGGACGAGCGGGGCGGCATAGATTCTGAAAGAAAGGAGCGTGCGGGCATGGGGAAGCGTAAACAGGAGCCGATCATCGTGAAAGCCTACGTCAAGACGGCGGACGGCAGAGAGGTGGACGTGGACACGCTCAGCGACGAGCAGCGCGAGAAGCTGGGCACATGGCTGCGCGTGACCTATCTGAACGAGCTGTGCCGCGGAAAGGCAAAATTCCACGTGAAACAATAAGAGGCAAGGGAAACACCTTTGCAGAAAGGGAGGGACAAAATGCAAAAGAAGGACCGATGCACGAGAGAGGAGCGGGCGCTGCGGCGTGCGCAGACGCTGCTGCGGCTGGTAGTACTGCTGTGGATCGCGGTGATCCTGCTGTGCCTGCTGTCGCCGGACTGCTTCGCGGCAGAGGCGGAGGCGATGGCAGCGGCGGAAGAGCCGGACGTGACGTTTTTCACCGTGATCGGCGCGGCGTGGCTCACCTATCAGGGCATGACGCTGGTGCTGAAGCTGGACGAGCCGAGGAAGAAAAGGAGGAGCAAATGAGTAACTTATCACCGAACGGGCAGTTATTAGGGAATCTGGAACACACGGCGGCGGAGCTGCTGGAAAGCACGATGCAGGAGCGCGGACGCGGGTTTGCCAGCGACAATGAGAGCTGGGCCGAGATCAAGGGACACCTTGAGCGTGCGAAGAAGATGGCAGGCGACATCGAGAAAGTCCACAAGGAAATGTGGGACGCCATCAAAGACCAGAACGAAGACGCCTACGGGGCGCTGGCGAACGAACTGACGCGCGCGAGCGCTGCACTGGCGGCGGAATGGGTCATTGTATCCGTCCTGTCGAAGATCGCCGTTGAGATGACGCAGGAGTAGACGATGAAGGAGGACAAGAACTACAACGGCGGGCAGCGGCCGACGCTCTGCTGGTCATGCCGGCGGGCGTGCGGCGGGTGCTCGTGGACGGCGAGAGACCCGAAGACGCACGAGGTCCGCTTTGAGCCGGTGGAGGGGTGGGAGGCAGAAAAGACGCTGGTGCGCGGGACGAGCAGCCGAAGGCACGGACACAAGATCGAGGGCTACTCGACCTACTACTACGCCACGGAAAGCTACCGCGTGCTGCGCTGCCCGCTCTACGAAAAGGACAAGCGGCAGAAGGCGCGCAGCGCGGTCCCGGACTGGGCGGTGCGCGCGGGAAATAAAAAGGGCGGCTGACCGATGGAACCGGTCAACCGCCAGAGGAAAACGACTGGAAAGGAGTTTTCCTTGCGTCCATTATACCACGTGGGCGCGAGGAAAAACAAGAGAAAATGAGCAAGACACAGGAAGCGATATCCGCCATTGAAGCGCAGCAGCCGAAGGAACACTCGGCGGTCTGGATGGTGGGCGAGCAGCTAAAGGACATGATCCGCGACAGCGAAGCGGCAGCGGAGATCCTGCTGACAGATCTGCGCGAGAACAAGGAAATGACGCTCGCGGCGGCGGAGAAGAAGATCGCCGAGCGGGCAAAGAAGAACCGCGTCGGCAACTGCGGGTGCGTGACGCCGACGGAGGCGGAGGACATTCTGCGCGAGTTCTTCGGCCTGCCGGGGCGCGAGGAACAGGAGACGCGCCGGAAAGAGGAGCGCAAGGTTGTAGATCTTGCGGACTTCCTATGAGCCGCCGCGTGGACGCGCACTGGCGCGAGCTTGCCGGGATGCTGCCGACGCAGCCGTGCGGCGATCTGCAAGAGGAAGTTCAGATGGCCGTCTACGATGAAGATGCGTTGGGGACGAGCCTGCTGCTCTACCACCGGGAGAGCGTTGAGCTCTCCGACCCGATCGCGCAGACCATGGACGCGGAAGCTTGGGACCGCTGGGAGAAGTCTCGGAAGCGCCGCTGGGGCGCGCGCTGCACCTGCTCGAACTGCGGCGATGACTTTTTTGCAGGATATACCCGAGACGGCAAGGACAGCGGGATCGTCCTGCTTGAAGGCGAGGACGGCATGATCTACGAGGGTTATGCGAGGAAAGGCGAGCCGGAGACGAACGTCTACTACGAGGGCGAGACCGTGATCTGCCCGCACTGCTGGCAAAGCGTTGAGGTGACGAGGCGCAGCAAACTCAAGCACGGGCGCACGCATCAGGTCATGCAGGCCGAGACGCTGAACGTGGAGGGCTACCTCACGGTGATGTACTGGCTCGTATCGAGGTACCAGGACGACACCGGGTTGGACACGACGCACTTTCTGCCGCACGCGGCGCTCATCGTGGACAAGATGGGGAGGCTGCGGCGCTTCCGCGCGGTGCGGCACAGCGCAGAGGTGCAGGACGTGACATGGACACCGTGCGAGAGAAGCTGCGACCCGATGCAGCAGCCCTACTACTGCTATGGCGCGATCAACGGCCGGCAGGTCGGCGGCTGGGCATGCGAATACGGGCCGGAGACCGGCGGGACGACGGGAGAGAAGACAGCGCTCGAGGAATACATCGGAAAAGGCGGGAGCTGGCCGGGCGCCTACCTGCACGTCTGGCAGAAGCACCCGCAGGTGGAGAACCTGATGCGCGGCGGATTTTCCGCGGCGGTGACGGAATCCATCGACTACGAGCTGGACACCTGCGGCAACCGCTATCTATTGCAGGACGCGCCGAATATCGCGTGGGTCGATTGGAGCGAAACGAAGCCGAACCGTATGCTCGGCATGAGCAAGGAGGCCTACCGCACGCTGCGGGGCGAACGCTGGGGCAGAGAGACGGCCACGCTCTGGGGGCAATACCGCAGAGAGGTGAAGAACGCGGACGCGCTGCAATTTATGCAGGAGGTCAGAAAGATCGGCGCGCAAAGCATGGAGAAGCTGCTCGGCATCCGAAACGTGGAGCCGGACATGACGCCAGCGCGCACGGTGCGCTATCTCGAAAAGCAAAAAATGCTCAAGGGCGGCGTGCAGCTGCTGCTCGACTACCGGTGCGTGCTGCGGGCGCTGTGGCTCGCCGACCAGGAGGAGATGCTGTGGCCACGCGATCTACAGACGGCGCACGACCGCATCATGGAGCGGTACGCGGCGCAGAACGGACTGGAAAGCTATTCGGTGCAGTTCACGCCGGTCTACCTCAAACTCAAGGCGCTCGAGTGGACAGACGGGGAGCTGTGCATCCGCATCCCACAGCAGGAGCAGGAGCTCATCGACGAAGGGAAGACGCTGCGGCACTGCGTCGGCACCTACGGCGCGCAGCACTGCGGCGGGAAGCCGATCTTCTTCGTGCGGCACTACCGCAGGCCGGAGAGAAGCTACTACACGCTGAACATCGACCTGACGCTGCCGAGGCCGAAGGAGGTCCAGCTGCACGGCTACGGAAACGAGCACCACGGCGAGAGAAAACAGTATCATCACAACATTCCGAAGAAAGTACGCGACTTCTGCGACAGGTGGGAGCGCGAGGTGCTGACGCCGTGGTTTATGGAAGAACAACGCAAAAAGTTCGCTGAAACGAACAAAGCAGAAAAGAAAGCGAGGAAAGGCGCATGAGCGAAGAATTGATGATGAATGCGGCGGGAGAAGAACGCAGCATTACGACCATCACGGATGAGATCATCTTCTATAAGAGCGTCGGCGGACAGGCCGTCATCGAGATCGGCAAGCGGCTGGCGGAGGCAAAAGCGCAGCTCAAGCACGGGGAATGGCTGCCATGGCTGCGCGAAAAAGTGGAGTTTTCAGAGACGAGCGCGCAGCGATTTATGCAGCTCGCGAGGGAGTACGGAAATACCTCACTGGTGGGGGATTTGGGGACCTCGAAAGCCTTGGTATTACTGGCTTTGCCGGCATCTGAGCGAGAGAATTTCGCAAGCGAAAAACACCTCGTCAACGGGGAGGAAAAGAGCGTTGCGGAGATGAGCAAGCGCGAGCTTGAAGAGGCTGTGCGGCAGCAGAAGCTCGCCGAGCTGGAACGCGACAAGGTGCAGCGCGCGCTCGAAGCGCAGCGCAAGGAAACGGAAGAAGCGAACGCGAAGGTGCAGGCGGCGCAGGACGCGGCGGACGCCGCCCGCGCCGAGGTGGAGAACGCGCAGGGCACGGCGCTGGCCGCGCAGGAGCGCGCGGCGGAGCTGGAACGGGAATTGAAAGCGCTGCGCGAGAAGCCTGTGGATGTGGCGGTGCAGACCGTGGACGCGAGCGAGGAACAGATCGCGGCGGCGGTGGCGGAAGCGAAGAAGGACGCGGAAGCGGAGAAGACGGAAGCGCTCGGCAAGAAGGCCGAGGAGCTGAAAAAAGCCAGGGACGAGCTGAAAAAGGCGAAGGCCGAGATGGCGGACGCGGCGGAGGCGCTGAAAAAGGCCGAGGACGAGCGCGAGGCGCTGCGCGAGACGCTGGAAAAGGAAAAGAAGAGCGCGGCGGCCATGGACAACAAGGCGCTCGCGGAATTCAGCGTGCTGTTCCGGCAGGCGCAGGAAACCGTGAACCGCATGACGGAGATCGTGGACGCGCTGGACGAAGAGAGCCGGCCGAAGATCTATCGCGCACTGGACGCGCTGGCGCAGCTCATCAAGGAAAAGGCGGGTGGGGCGGTATGAAGCGAAGCGACTTCTTGGACCTGTGCGTCAAGGCGCAGCTGATGAAAGACAAGCCGCGCGTTGTGTACGATGGCATCGAATATTACCCCGAGGGCTACGAGATGCGCTTCGACAGGAGCGGCAAGGCGGTACATACGGCAATTTTGCGTGACTGCGCGAAGAAAAACTGCCTCGTATACGGGGCACTGAAAAAAGTGGAGGAAAGAGCATGATCAGCTATAAGAACGAGAACGGAACCGTGAAGGAACTGGCGGCCCAAGGGTCGATGAAAGACCTGCTCGCCGAATCGGCCTACCTGCTCACGGCGGTCTACAGTATGCTTGCGCGCAGAGACAAAGCGGTGGCGGAGATCTTCAAGGTGAGCATGATGATGGCCGTGGGAGACCCGGAATCGCCGGTATGGCAGGACCTGAAGCCGAACTGCCTCAGCATCGTGGAGAGGAGAAAGAAGGAGGAGACGCATGAAGCGGCTGACGAATGAAGAACTAAAGGAGGAAATTGAGTTGTGAAACGGCTGACGAAACGCGAAAATGGGCACGCGCATTACCCGAGATGCTTTGAAGAGCCGTGCGGCGGCATGGGATGCCGCACTGAAGACTGTGAATTTAAGACTGAAATCTGCGAGCGCCTCGCCGCCTACGAGGACACGGGGCTTGAACCGGAGGAAGTCGACAAGCTGACTAAGGATTGGAGCGACCTTTGCACAGTCCTCGGAGAGTGCGGCGGTATCGACGCACTGCGCGAGCTGGCCGAGGCCGACAAGGACGGTCGGCTGGTGGTGCTGCCAGTAAAGCCAGTACTTACGCCGATTCTTTCAAGCATGTTGTACATAATCGATGACGGATATATTTATGAAGATGCTCTGTATGAAGCTGTTGTTGGGATGTCGGAAAATGGGGGGTGAATGTAGTCTACACGACGCTTTCTGACCTGATGACCTTTGAACAAGCCGACATCGGAAAGACGGTATTTCTCACCCACGAGAAGGCGGAGAAAGCATTGGAGGCGATGAATAATGGCAAAGTATTTCAGGATTGCAGAGATTGATGCTGCTACTTTTGAGCGCATGACTGGTGACGAGCTTGATTGCCTGCAAGTGGCACGGCTTGCGGATGATGGAAACATGTATGTTGCTGTCGATGAAGATGGGCAAGATTACATTGCTGTCGACCTTGAAATGTTTGACGCGGACGGAGGTGACAGCGATGCGGCTGATTGATGTTGATGACTTGGGCGTGGGCCGGTGCAGCAAAGATGTTCTCCCTGCGGCGTATTGCGCTGGTTGGAACGGCTTACTTAACTTGATCGAAAACGCTCCCACCGTTGATGCCGTACCCGTGGTGCGGTGCAAGGGCTGCAAGCACAGCTGGGAGGATATCGGCGGACTGTGCTGTGGTTACGGGCCGCTCGTAGATTGCATTGTGCCGGAAGATTTCTTCTGCGCATACGGAAAGCCGAAGGAGGGATGAGCGATGGTACGGACGTTTTGTGACCGGTGCGGGCGCGCGATCGAGGGGATGAGCAGGCTCGGCAGCGCGACGGTCTGCGCGGAGGATGAGAGAGGGAGCGAGGTCGTAAAGCTCGACTTCTGTGCGTACTGCGCGGACTGGGCCGTCAATACGCTGATGCGGCGGACGATGCTCGGAAAGGGAGAGGAAAAGCAGGAGCGCGCGATGGACAAGCTCGAATTCGACCTGACGGCCGGAAAGCTGCGCAGGAAGGGCGAGGGAGACAAAAAGAGCACCAAAAAGGACGGCGCGGCATGGACGGCGGAGCTGCTGCGGAAGGAAGAAAAGAGCGTGCCAACACCGCCCGAGCAGAAGCTGGTCGTCAAGGGGCCGGGGGCGGCGGAGAAGAGGGCGATCTTCGAAAAACTGCTGCGCTACAAAGAGACGACCGGCCCGGGCTGGGCCATACGCATTGAAAAGGCGTCAGGCGGCGCGGTCAGCAGCGAAACGGTCCGCTCGATCGTCGTGGACGGCGTGGTCGTGGACATTGCGGCATGGCGGAAGATCGGGAAAGCGATCGACGCGATGAAGACGGCGGGAGCGAGCGCGACATGAAGGTCACGGTCATCCTGGAGGCCGACGTGCCGGAGAGCGCCGTTCAGGGCATCAAGGAGCGCGCGGCGATGGACCTCGAACGCTACGGCGACGTGCGCGTCGTGAAGATCCTCGTCGAGAGGCCGCGCGAGCACGAGCAGTTACATCTTTAATTACGCCTGCGGGCGAAAAAAGAAAGGAAACAGAACCATGAAACAGTACATCGGAACGAAGATCGCAGAGGCGGAGCCCGCCTACCGCGTGGACGGCAAGGTCGTTACGCTCGCAGAGGACGAAGCGCCGCGCGGCTACAAGGTCGAGCGCGGCTACAAGGTGCGCTATGCGGACGGGTACGAGAGCTTCAGCCCGAAGGAGGTCTTCGAGCGCGCGTATCTGCCGCTCGAGGTGAACAGCAAGCTCAAGACTGAGGCGCCGAGCATCAGCGCGGAAATGGTCGAGCGATTCATCGACCACCACGAAACCATGACGATGGGCGGCAAGACGACCGTTGTGCGCGCGGTGCTGAAAAACGGCTTCGAGATCGTGGAGAGCTCGAGCTGCGTGAGCGCTGAGAACTACGACGAGAAGCTGGGGGAGGAAATCTGCATGAAGCGGATCAGAAATAAGATTTGGGAGCTGCTGGGCTTCCTGCTGCAAACGGCGGTGGGCGGCGTGAACGGCGAGGCAGCGGCGGAGAATTGCTGCTGCGATGAAGACTGCGAGCGTTCCTGCTGCGACAAAGAGCCTGCGGTAGACAAATCGGATGCGCCGGAGCTGCCGACGGTGCGCTTGTTTATCTCGCAGCCGATGCGCGGCAAGAGCGACGAGGAGATTGAGAGCGAGCGCGAGGATTTGATCGCGATTGCGAAGGCCGTGTACGCAGGGCGCGGCGAGGTCGAGGTCATCGACAGCTTTTTCAAGGGCGGGCTCGATGTTCCGGCCGGCGCAAAAGCGCCGCTCTACTATCTGAGCAAGTCACTCGAGCTGCTGGCGACGGCGGATGTGGCGATCTTTGCCAAAGACTGGCGGGAGGCGCGCGGCTGCCGCATCGAGCACGAGTGCGCGGACGGGTACGGCGTTGCAAGGATCGAGTTTCCTGAGGAGGGCTGAGAGATGCAGAAGATCAACATTAAGAAGTACACGAAGGAGCAGATGCTCAAGATGCTCGAGGAGGCGCAGACCGGGCAGGAGGCGGCGGAGACGGAAGCCAACGTGCTGCGCGCAAAGCTGGAAGATGAGGAGCGCACGCTGGACACGACGAGCGCAGCGATGAAGCTGCACATGGAAGAGCGCGACCAGCTGCGCGAGAAGCTGAGCGACATGGAGGCGGCGCTTGGCAGGGCGAACGCGGAAGCAGCGAGCGCCAAGAGCGAGGGGCGCGAGCTGGCAAAGCAGCTCGGCGAGCGCATGGTGGAGCTCAAGGCCGCGGAAGAGAACGCGCGCAAGGCCGCGGTAGAGACGAACAGCATCAGGGCACAGCTGAGCGAGGCGGAGACGAACGCGAAGCGCAAGGAAGAGCTGCTGCGCGCGGCGCTGCACACGATCAAGACCGAGAGAAGCATCAAGGAGGACTACCACAAGAGCCTCAAGTGGTGCATGGCGCATCCGTGGCGCAACCTGTGGCGCTGCATGAAAGAGCATTTCCGATTCTGACACCATGAGCGGGGAGGGAGAAAGGCACATGTTCCGATACAAGAAGAGCGTGCCGGTGAGCTATGAGCGGCAGGGGTACATCTATTTCTCGTCGCTCCTCTACCGCGAGATGCCGGAGCGGGCGCAGCAGAAGATCCTGAACCTGTGCATGGAGTGCGGCGGCGGGGACTACTACCGGGCGCTCTTCGAGTTTGTGACGACGGACGCGAACGCGACCTACATTTGCATGAAGCATTCTCTCTCCCGCTCGACGCTTGAGCGGATCGTGCGCAGGTACTACGAACGATTCCCACCACGACTGTAACAGGGCTTCGGCCCTGTGTGCGCTGCCGCAAAAGGGCGCGGCGGCGCACAGAAGGCCGAACGGATACTTTATTCAATATCACACGCGCGCGTGCGCGTGTGATTCGAGCTTGTAACGTATCTTAACTTAACGAACAAATCCAGTACAGGAGGACAGGGCTGTGTATCGAGGCAGAACATTCAACCGGGAACGGGTGTACGTATGCGGCGAGTATCTCGACGGAGACATTTACCCTGTCTTCCAGAAGCCCGGAGAGCGGAGAAAGAGATGCCGCCCGACGAGCGAGATCCAGAAGAAGCTGAACCAGAGGAACGCGGCGAAGAGATTGACGCGCATCGTGCACATGAACTTCACAAGCCGCGACCTCGCCCTGCATCTGACGTATGACCGGGAGCACATGCCGGAGAGCGCAGAGGACGCGCTGCGCATCGTGCAGAACTATCTGCGCGCCCTCAAGCGGCGGTACCGCAAGCTCGGCCTGGAACTCAAGTACATACTCTCCACCGAGTACGGCGGGAGAAGCGGCCGCGTCCACCATCACCTGATCGTGAACGCAGGATTAGACCGCGACGCGATGGAAGCGCTGTGGGGGCGCGGCTACGCCAACAGCAAGCGCCTGCAATTTAGTGACGAGGGCGTGAGCGGCCTGACGCATTACATCACCAAGGGCGACGCGAGCTACAAGCGGTGGAGCGGCAGCCGGAACCTCATCCAGCCGGAAGCGGCGACATCGGACGGGAAGCTGACGATGGACGAAATCGAAGAACTCGCCGAGGCCGTGGAAGACGGTCTCGGCTACGAATGGTTCGAAGAACGATACCCAGACTTCGAGCTTATAAGCTGCGAGTGCATCCGAAACAGCATGAACCGGGGCGCGTACATCCATTTCGAGATGCGGCGGCGTCGGTAACAACAGCATAGAGCAAACGCAACACGACGACGCGCGCGGGGGAGCCCGGGCGCGCTGTGCGCGTGCGCGATCGGAAAAGCGCCGAAAGGGCCGGAAGCTAACTTGCCGGCAATTTGCCGCGCTTCGCGCGCGTGCGCGCGAGGAAACGCCGAAACGCTTAGAGCCGCAAGGGATTGCGGCTCTTTTTTCATGCCAGAAAGTTGACGGTTCGTGACCTGTTGCATTTGCTACACTTTTCCCTAACAGGAGAGAAAAGAGGTGAGGCGCGAATGGCGCGGCAGAAGAAATACGGCACGGCAAAGGCACTCGAAAGAGCGTGCGAGCGCTATTTCGCGTCGATCACGCGGCAGGTGAAGGTGACGGAGCTGGTCGATTCCGGCAAGCGGGACGACAAGGGCCACGTCATCATGCTGCCGGCGCCCGTAAAAAACAGCCTGGGCGAAGAGCTATACACAACCGAGTACCTGCTGCCGCCGAGCATGCACGAGCTGTACGCCGCGCTCGGCATCGACAAGTCGACATGGAGCCGGTACATGGCCGAGAGCGAAGACTATGCGCGCGTGGGCGCGTGGGTCTACGAGCGCATGAAGGCATGGAACGAGCACGAGATGCTGACGCGCGAGGGGAAGAACCTCAAGGGCATCCTCTTCAACCTGACGAACAACTACGGATACAGCGAGAAGAAGGAAGTGGAGCTCGGCGAGCGGGCAACGAAGACGGTGACGGCGGCGAGCATTCCGCTCGAAGACCGGCAGGAGATGCTGCGCGAGCTGATGCAGGAGTTTGAGCGCGATGAGCGGGAAGACGGAAGCGAACCTTGAGCGAGAGCTTGAGGTGGCGCTGTGGTGGCGGGACTTCCGCGCGACGAACAACCGCGCGTTCCTGCCGCTGCTGTTCGACCGGCACCGCTATCTCGTGCTCAAGGGCGGCGGCGGCTCGGGCAAGTCCATCTTCGCCGGGCGGCTCATTTTGGAGCGCGTGACGGGCGAGCCGGGGCACCGCTGGCTCGTATGCCGAAAGGTCGCGCGGACGCTGCGCGAGAGCTGCTTTGAGCAGCTGCGCGGCCAGATCTCGGACTACTACCCGGAGAGCGGGGCGAGGGTCAACAAGAGCGACATGAGCATTACGTTCGCGAACGGCAGCAAGATCCTCTTCGCCGGCCTCGACGACGTGGAAAAGCTCAAGTCGATCTACGACATCACGGGCATCTGGATCGAGGAAGCGAGCGAGCTGGAGCAGGGGGACTTCGACCAGCTGGACATTCGACTGAGAACGAACTTCCCCTACTACCTGCAAATGATCCTGACGTTCAACCCAATTTCGATCACGCACTGGCTCAAGAAGCGGTTCTTCGACTACCACGACCCGCGCGCGACGGTGCACGAGAGCACGTATCTCGACAACCGCTTTCTGTCGGCAGAGGCCATTCGGACGCTCGAGGCCTTCCGCGAGACGGACGAGTACTACTACCAGGTCTACTGCCTCGGCCAGTGGGGCGTGACGGGCAAGACGGTATTCGACGCGAAGAAGGTGAGCGAGCGGCTGCTCGCGGTGGAGCGGGCGAAAAAGCCCAAGCGCGGCTGCTTCGAGAACATCGTCAAGGCAGACGGCGTGCATCTTGAGAGCTGGGCATGGGTGGACGACCCGGACGGCGCGGTGACGATCTACGAAGAGCCGGTGCCGGGGCGGCCCTATGTCATCGGCGGCGATACGGCGGGCGACGGCAGCGACTACTTTGTCGGGCAGGTGCTCGACAACATCACGGGCAAGCAGGTCTGCACGCTGCGCCACCAGTACGACGAGGACACGTATGCGCGGCAGATGTACTGCCTCGGCAAGTACTACAACGACGCGCTGCTCGCCATCGAGACGAACTTCTCGACGTACCCGGTGAAGCTGCTCGACCTGATGGACTACCGGAATCTCTACGTGCGCGAGGTGGAGGACGACTTCACAGGGAAGACGAAGCACGCCTTCGGCTTCCAGACGAACCGGCTGACGCGGCCGGTGATCCTCTCTGAGCTCATCCGCATCCTGCGAGAGAGCACGAGCACAGTGAACGACCGCGACACGCTGCTTGAAATGCTGACATTCGTGCGGCGGGAGAAAGACCTACAGGGCGAGGCCGAGAGCGGCGCGCACGACGACTGCGTGATGGCGCTGGCGATCGCGCACTACGCGCGGCCGCAGCAGACGATGGAGATCAAGACCGACGGCAGCACGAAGAAAACGCGCTGGACGGCGGACATGTGGGAGGACTACAACGGCGCGACCGAGAGCGAGCGGGCGGAAATGCTGAAGCTTTGGGGCGAGCCGCGATAAAAGGAGGAGAACATGGCAAAGGAAACAACGGGCCACGCCGTCAGCGAGAAGCTGAGAGAGTGGCAGGAGCGGCTTTCGCAGAGCGACAGCAGATGGTCGGCGGAAGTTGAAAAGATGAACGAGCGCGAGAGCATCTACAACGGCTTGCGCACGATGACGCCGCTTGTGCCCGGCGACACGCACAAAGACGGCACGAAGAAGAAAACGAGCCACGTGCGCAACATCACGTTCGAGAACATCGAAAGCCAGGTATCGAGCGCGATCCCGCAGCCGAAGGTGACGCCGCGGCGCAAGAAGGACGAGCACCTTGCAAACGTCATCGAGCACTTTCTGCGAAACGAGCTTGACCGGCTGCCGTTCGAGGCGATCAACGACCTCGCCGAGCGCACGGTGCCCATTCAGGGCGGCGTGGGCTTCCTCGTGGAGTGGGACAACACGAAGCGCACGAGCACGACGGTGGGCGAGGTGAATGTGACGCTCATCCACCCCAAGCAGTTCGCGCCGCAGCCGGACGTATACACGTCGATCGCGGACATGGACTACTTCATCGTAAAGGTGCCGACGACGAAGGGCTGCATCGAACGGCGCTACGGCGTGGTGCTCGAGACCGAGGGCGAGAGCGAGCCGGACATTCGCGGCGGCGACGGATCGACGAGCGAAGAGAACCTGACGCTCTACATGGGCTATGCGCTGAACGACCACGGCGGCATTGACCGCTACACATGGGTGAACGACACGGAGCTTGAGAGCCTTGAGGACTACCAGGCGCGGCGGCAGCCGGTGTGCGAGCGCTGCGTGAAGGTCAAGCCCCTTGCGGGGCAGGAAGTAAACGGCAGCGTTTACGCGGGCGGCGCGTGCCCGTGGTGCGGCGGGAAGAAATGGGCCGAGCGCGTGCAGGACTTTGAAGAGCTGCGCGTGCCGGTGCACAGAAGCGACGGCACGTTCCTTGGCGCCGCGGAGGCGGCGGGAGAGCCGACGAAGATCCCGTTCTACCGCCCGGACTGCTACCCCATCGTATTGCAGCGCAGCGTGAGCGTATATGGCCAGCTGCTCGGCAACAGTGACGTTGATATGATCCGCGACCAGCAGAATACGAGCAACCGCATTGAGCAGAAGATCATCGACCGGCTGATGAAGGCCGGCACGCGCATCACGCTGCCGGATCGAGCGGACCTGCGGACGGATCCGGAGGACGGCGAACGCTGGTTCATCGGCAAGCCGAGCGACAAGCAGCTCATCGACGTCTATGACTTCTCGGGCAATTTGCAGTATGAACTCACCTACCTCTCGCAGGTATACGAAGAGGCGCGGCAGATCATCGGCATCACGGACAGCTTCCAGGGCAGGCGCGACGCGACGGCGACGAGCGGCAAGGCAAAGGAATTCTCAGCCGCGCAGGCGGCAGGACGCCTTGAGAGCAAGCGCGTGATGAAGAACGCGGCCTACGCGGAGCTGTTCGAAGTCATGTTCAAGTTCTGGCTCGCCTACTCGGACGAGCCGCGGCCCGTGACCTACAAGGACAGCACGGGCGAGACCGTATACGAGGAATTCAACCGCTACGACTTCCTCGAGATCGGCGAGGACGGGGAGTGGCACTGGAACGACCAGTTCCTTTTCTCGTGCGACACGAGCGCGCCGCTGGCATCGAACCGCGAGGCCATGTGGCAGGAGACGCGGCAGAACTTGCAGACGGGCGCGTTCGGCGACCCGACGGACATCGAGACGCTCATTCTCTTCTGGGCGAAGATGGAGGAGCTGCACTACCCCGGCGCGGGACAGACGAAAAAGCACCTGGAAGAGAAGGCGCAGCGCGCGGAGGAAATGCAGCGCATGCAGGAGGAAATGCAGCGCATGCAGCAGCAGGCGCAGGGAGCGCCGCAGGAAATGCCGGAAGGCGGCGCAGCGGCGGGCGAAGAGCTGCCGCCGGAGGTGCTGGCGGCGGTGGAAGCGCAGGCACAGCAGGACGCGCTGCGCGCCGCGAGCGGGCAGGCGGAAGGGCTTTACACGCCGCAGTAAGAAAGGTTAAAGGCGCGAGAGAGAACGCGCGTAGCACATAAGCCCCCGCAAGGGGGACGCCGCATGGCAAGAGCGGGAAAATGCCAAGTCCACGGGAAAGGAGGACGCAAGCATGAGCGAGAAGAGCGGTTACGTCGGCAAGATCAAGAACGGCGGCACGCAGGTCGTGAAAGCGCCGAACCAGCAGACCGACGCGAAGAAGGGCACCGTGAAGACCGGCAGCGACCTTCGCACGGGCAAGAAATAAGCAAAGCGGAAACGCTTTATAGCGCAGCGATATGAAGCTGCGGATCGCAGGGCAAGAGCGGGAAAATGCCGGAAAGGAAAAGAGAAATGGAATTCACCGAACAGCAGGTTTACGAAGCGATGGGCATGAGCGCGCCGGAAGAGCCGACACAGCAGCCCACAGGCGGGAACGAGCCGGGCATCGCCGAACCGGCCGCGGAAGAGACCCATGGCACGCCGGAAGGCGGCACAGACGGCGGCACGGGCGGCGCGAACGCAGCGGGGGCGAACCCCGAAGGAAATGGCGCGCGAGAACCGGACGCCGAACCGGGCGAGCCGGAAGGCGCAGAAAACGGCGCTGCGGCGGGCGAGCCGGAAGGCAAGCACGAGCAGACGCCGGACGAGCGCCGCGCCCACGCGGCGGCAAGGCGAAGAGCCGAGCAGCAGGCGGCAGTGGACGAGGCGCTGAAAAAGCAGAGCGAAAAGATGAGCGCGGAGTGGAAGGCCTTTTTCGAGAAGGCGGGGCTCAAGAACACGATGACCGGCGAGCCGATCACGAGCAAGGAAGGCTTTGACGCATGGCAGAAGGAATACGCGCAGCGAAAGCTCGAAAGCGACCTTGCCGCCGGGAAACTGACGCAGGAATCGCTGAACGCAGCCATCAGCGAAAATCCGCTCGTCAAGCAGGCGGCGGAGATCGTGGCGGCGCGCGAGCGCGAGCAGGCGGCGGCCGAAGAGGCGCGCATGCAGCGCGAGATCGACAGTCAGATCGAGAAGATCCACGCACTCGAGCCGGAGATCAACGGCGTGGAGGATCTTTTGAAGATCCCGGAGAGCGAAGACTTCTATGCACGCGTGAAGAGCGGCGCGTCGTTTCTGGACGCCTACCTTCTCGCAACGCGCGAGCGGCGCGAGAGGACGCTGGCCGAGGCCGCAAAGGTGCAGGCGGCGAGCAATGCCCGCGGCAAGGATCACCTGACGAGTTCGGCGGCTTCCAGAGGCGCGGGCGGAAGAGCAGTATCGAGCGACGAGATCGCGCAGTTCCGCGTTTTTAACCCCACCGCGACGGAGGCGGAGATCCGCGCTTGGATCGAAAAGCACCAATAAAAAACGAAGGAGGAACAACATGTTTATTCCCATCAAGACGAACGACGGGGCGATGACCCCGTTTGAGTACATGGAGGCGGCTGCCGGCACGTATCAGGTCGGCCAGCTGCTGAACGTGACGGGCGGCAAGCTCGCCGCCATCACTGCCGATCAGGCGACCACGCCGCCCTACGTGTGCATGCAGAGCGGCACCGTAAAGGCGGGCGAACAGCTCGCGGTGGCGCGCGTGGGCGAGAAGTACATCTTCGAGACCGAGCTTGCGACGGCCGCGACGGCCGTGACGGTCGGCACCAAGATCCAGGTAGCGAGCGGCGGCCTCAAGGCGAAGTACGTCACGGGCGCGTCGGACGCAGCGGTGCCCGGCACGTTCGAGGTCGTGAGCCTCGACGGTACGGCGGCAGGCAGCAAGGTGCGCGGCCGCTTTGTGTAAGAGAAAAAGGGAGAAAGGAGAAACAACAGAATGAACATCATTTTTTCGGAAAGCAGCGGCCTGAACGACAGCATCTACGGCAAGTGTCAGGCCCCCATCCGCATGTTCCTTGAAAAGCGGGGCGAGGAATTCGAGCAGAACAGTGTGCTCAAGAATCTGTTCTTCATGGGCAAGAGCGGCAACTACGCCGACATGATGACCACGATGACCGCCATGAGCGGCTTTGAGCCGGTGGGCGAGAACGGCGCGTACCCTCTGGACGGCATGCAGGAGGGCTACCAGAAGCTGCTCAAGTACCAGACGTGGAAGGATTCGTTCAGCGTCTCGAAGGAGATGATGGAGGACGGCAAGCTGATGGACATGCGCAAGCAGCCCGCCGCCTTCATGACGAGCTACAACCGCACGCGCGAGCTCTTTGGCGCGGCCCTGTACGGCGCGGCGATGAACGGCGCAGGCAGCGTGACCTTCAAGGGTGTCAAGTTCGACCTGACGGGTGCGGACGGCAGCAACCTGTTTGCAAAGGAGCACACGCCGAAGGTGAGCGGCGACAAGCAGTGCAACTGCTTCAAGGACGCGTTCAGCGTGGACGCGCTCGGCAAGCTCGAGACCGCGATGCACCTCTTCCGCGGCGACAACGACGAGATCCTCGACGTGGCACCGGACACGATCCTCATCCCGGAAATCGCGACGCTCAAGAAGGACGTCTTTGCCGCGATCGGCGCGGACAAGGACCCCGTGAGCGCGAACAACGCCTTCAACTACCAGTACGGCCGCTGGAACGTCATCGTCTGGCCGTATCTCAACCAGTTCGTGACGAAGGGCACGAGCCCGTGGGTGCTGCTGGACAGCAAGTACAACGAGACCTACGGCGGCGCGGTGTGGAATGACCGCGTGCAGCTCGAGGTGCGCTCGACCATCGACGAGAACACCGACGCGAACGTGTGGCGCGGCCGCAGCCGCTTCAATGCCGCCTTCAACGACTGGCGCTTTGCCGCCATCGGCGGCGTGGCGACGGGCAACGCACTCTAAGAAGCATACCCCAAGGGCGGGCGTGGGAAATGACCCGCGCCCGCCCTTATCCATTCTCAAAAGAAGGGAGAGAGGAACGTGACACCGAGAAAGGTGATCCAGCGCGTGGACGAGGCGAAGCCGAACGCCTTCCCGGAGGAAGCAAAGTTCGAGTGGCTCATGGCCCTTGAGGGCAGGATCGCGGCGGACGTGCTGCTGGCGACGCCGGAGGAGCTGGCGGCCATCATGGGCAGGACGTTTGCAGACGGCATGGACGAGGAGCTGCTCGTGAAAGCGCCGCACGACGAGCTCTACGCGCTGTATCTGAAAGCATACATCGACAAGGAAAACGGCGAATACAACCGCTACGCGGATTCGAGCCAACTCTACAACGAGGCCTACGGCAACTTCGTGCGCTACTGGGGCAGGACATACGATCCGGCGCAGGGCTATGAAAGGGGGTACGTGATCCGATGAGAACGATCGAGGTGAAGGATCTTGCCTATCTGCCGCTGGGCAGGCAGGGCGAGAACAAGGCGCAGAAGGTCGTATGGACAGGGATCGCGGATTCGTGGGCGCGGCTGTACGGCGCGGGCGTCTTCGCGCTGGCGGTGAAGCGGCAGGGCGACAGCGCGCCGTATCCCGCGAGCATCACGAGCGAGAACGGCGACGTTGTATGGGTGCTCGGCAGCGCCGACACCGCGCGAGCGGGCGAGGGACTGGCCGAGCTCACCTACACGGTGAACGGCGCGGTCGCCAAGAGCAGAACATGGCGGACGGTGACGGAGCCGTCGCTGAGCGCGGACGGGACGACTGAGCCGCCGCCTGCCTACAAAGGCTGGGTGGACGAGGTGCTCAAGGCCGGGGCGAGCGCGGAGACGGCGGTTTCCAAGATGCCCTATGTGGATAGCACAACCGGGCACTGGTTCAAATGGGATGCGGCGCAGAACGCCTTTGTCGACACGGGCGTTGCCGCGACCGGCCCGAAGGGAGACACCGGCCCGGCAGGCCCGCGCGGCGAGCAGGGCGAACGCGGCATTCAGGGCGAGCGCGGCCCCATCGGCGCAACGGGCGCGACCGGCGAAACCGGACCCAAGGGCGATAAGGGTGACGTTGGAGCGCAGGGTGAACGCGGTCTTCGCGGCGAGACCGGCGCGCAAGGGCCCATCGGCCCCAAGGGGGAGAAGGGCGATACCGGCGACACCGGCCCACAGGGAAAAAAGGGAGAGACTGGCCCGCAGGGCCCGCAGGGCGTTCGGGGCGAGAAAGGCCCGCGCGGCGAGAAAGGCGAGGTGGGCGCGACAGGCGCGCAAGGCCCCGTCGGCCCGCGCGGCCCCATCGGAGAGACCGGGCCGCAGGGCGAGCGCGGCGCGGTCGGACCCAAGGGAGAACGCGGAGAGACCGGAGCGCAGGGACCCAAAGGCGAGACCGGCAGCGGCTTCAAGGTGCTGGGCTATTACGCGACGCCCGCCGCGCTGGACGCGGCGCAGCTCGCGGCCGCGCAGCCGGGCGATGCCTACGGCGTGGGCGCGGCGAAACCCTATGACATTCACGTTTTCGACGGCGTGACGCGGAAGTTCAAAAACAACGGTCCATTGCAGGGCGCGAAAGGCGATACCGGCCCGCAAGGCCCGCAGGGAGAGCAGGGCATCCAAGGACCGCAGGGGCCTGCCGGCGCGGATGGCGCTCCCGGCAAGGACGGCGCGAAGGGTGCGGACGGTGCGCCCGGAAAGAACGGAACAAACGGGCGCGACGGCGTGACGTTTACGCCTGCGGTCAGTGCGGCGGGAGACCTATCGTGGTCGAACGACGGCGGCAAGGCGAATCCCGCGACCGTGAATCTCAAGGGCCCGAAGGGCGACGCGGGCGCGAAAGGCGACACGGGCGCGAAAGGCGACACCGGACCGCAGGGCGACCCCGGCGCGAAAGGCGACACCGGACCGCAGGGCGCGCAGGGCATTCAAGGCCCGAAGGGAGACCCCGGTGAGAAGGGCGTGGACGGCGCTCCCGGCAAAGACGGCGCCAAGGGTGACAAGGGCGATCCGGGCGCGCAGGGACTTAAAGGCGACACCGGCGAGCGCGGCCCGCAGGGCTTGCAGGGGCCCGCCGGAAAGACGCCTGTGAAGGGGACGGACTACTTTACGCCTGCGGAGATCGACGAAATTGCACGGCAGGCGGCGGGCAAAGTCGATCTCTCCGACAAGCTTAGCAATGCCTCCTATTACAAGACATTTACGGCGGCACAGTGGACGCAGACCGACGCAGAAGCCACGCTGAGCATTCCGAAAAGCGAGCACGGGCTGAGCGGGAGCGATGTGTTTGCGCAGGTATCCATTCTCGCCGGCGGGAAATACAGGAAGGGCACATGGGCCAGCATTGAGACCTATGCCACGATGGAGAGTACCGGAAACATTGCGCTGCATACACCGGAAGCGTTCGCGGGAGCAGTGCTTCTGATCGGATAAGGAGGATAGATTATGAGTTTTTATCGCGTAAAGTGGAGAATCAACGGCCATCGCGTCGGCAGTCTTTACCGAAACGGGAGGGACGGGTACTGCGTTATCTTTGAACGCTGCTATGAGGAAAATACGCTGGAAAATATCGAGGGGATCGACTGGACGCGCGTTCGCATTGACCCGATCAGCGAGGACACAGCGAAATGCGATCTCCCTGACGGGTATGCTTTCACCGCTGAAGACATCCAGTATTCCAAGAGCACAGACGCGTTTGTCGTCATGCTCAAGGCCGACAAACAGTACTGGGGCGATGTGACGCCCTATCAGGCGCAGATTGCCGAGCTGACGGCGGCATCCGAGGCCAAGGACAGCGAGCTTTCCGAGAAAAGCGCCCTGATTGCAGAAAAGGAGCAGCAGATCGCACAGAAAGACAGCAAAATTGCAGAGATGGCAGACGCCGAGCAGGCGGCGAAGATCCTGCTCGGCGAGGCCGACTAA